CGAAGAACCTCCAGCCCCCGAGCCCGAGCAATCCTGGCGGTGCCGCCCATGTCATCCTGGTGGACAAGGTCAGCGTCGACGAACTGATCAAGCTCAAGAAGTCAGGGTTCTATGACCTGCTGACGGACAAGGACATCGAGGCATTCGAGTCCTCCGCCACCGGGCGCACCACCGATCTCGAATACATGGATCAGCAGGACGATGCGTTCGAGGGCAAGGACTCATCGAACCAGCACGAGGAAGATCCTCGCCACCGGATGCTGACCCGGTACATGTGCTTCGATATCCACCCGCTGACTGAGGGTGGTGAACCGGAAGACGTGATCTTCTGGGTGATCGAAGAGACGAGTACGCTGTGTCGGGCGAAGTACCTGACGGAGCAGTACCCGGCCCGCAAGCCGCGCCGCCCGCTCAACGAGGGAACCTTCATCCCGTGGATGGGTCGTCGTGAGGGGATTGGCCTGCCCGAACTCGTCGAGGGCCTCTTCGACATGAAGAAGCAAATCCTCGACCAGGGCATCGATGCTGGGACCCTCGCGAACACACCGTTCTTCTTCTACAAGCCCTACTCCACGCTGAAGCCCGAAGTGCTCACCATGGCACCTGGCGACGGCATGCCGCTCCAAGAGCCGACCAAGGACGTGAAGCTCGCCGACTTCCAGGGGCGTGGTCAGGAGTTCATGTTCAACGCGGTTGCGACGTTCGATCGCATGCGTGAGCAGCTGACCATGCTGGGAGACATCCAGCGCGGTGCGGTGCCTACCGGCAAGTCGAGCGCACTGCGCACGGCGGGCGGCATCAATCAGTTGCTGCAGCAGGGCGAGGCCAGGCCCGAGCGCATCATCCGGCGCTACATGTCGGTTCTGCGCGGTGTGGTCGAGTGGATGCACGAGCTGAACGCGACGTTCCTGTCGGACGAACGCAAGTTCCTGGTGGGAACTGCGACGCCTGGCATTCCGAGACAGCGCGTCACGCGCGACATGTACACGACCCAGAAGCAATTCAGCTTCAAGGCGAACATCCTGAACAGCTCTCGAGCTGCCCGCCAGGAGAGCCTGGAGAAGCAGATCCAGGTGTTCGTGCAGCCGCTCGCGCTCTCGCTCGGCGTCATCCAGCCGGACGGCGTGTACCGACTGTTCCGCGACTGGGCGAAGGTGCATGGGTCGACGGATCCGGGTCAGTACCTCTCCCCGCCGTCACCGCAGGCAGACATGATCCGCATCAATGCGGACGACGCGTTCCGCCAGATCCTGGAAGGGATCATCCCGTTCGGCAAGGCGGCTGAGGGAGCGGTGCGGCACCTGGAGCGACTGGAAGAGCTGTCGCAGACGCCGGTCGAGAACGTGGTCAACGGGATCACGAAGAAGACGCCTGCGATCGAGATGCTGGGAAGTGTCGAGATGCAGATCTTCGCCTTGTACATCAAGCGGGTCGAGCAGGAGGCGCGTGCAGAGCTGGCGGCACAGGCTCGCCAGGAGGCTGCCGCAGGGTTGCAGCAGCAGATTGGAAACAAGAACCTCGGCGGTCGCCCCGCCGATGGTCAGGCAGGTGACATGTCACAAGGTCAGGTCGGCCAGGGCCAGCTGATGGACAAGTCACTTCCCAGCGAGAACAGGTGATTCGATGGCCACCAAGAAGAAGAGCGCGAAGAAGAAGTCGTACCCGAAGATCCAGGATCCCAGAGCAGCCGGAAGCAAGAAGGAGCGCGAGCGCTTGCTGAAGGCAGCAGCCGTGCGCGAGCAGGCCATGGACATGCAACGCCGCCGCCGCAATCCGAAGTCGAGTTCAGGCGTGACGCAGGGGCGTCCGCATGCGAAGAGAGTTCGGTGATGGCAAGAATCACAGGGAAGGCTTCGGGAAAGAGGAACAAGCCCGGATCTGACGCATACAAGAAGGCAAAGAAGAACTCCGCTGCGCGCGTTCGCCTTGGGACAGAGATCGACTACGAAAAGAAGAAAGGCAGGCGTGCGCACCCATTGAAAGAACTGGCGCTCGACCTCCACAACTTGAACGCAGTCGATGATGCCCGCACGCGTGCTCGCAAGAAGAAGTCGGCAAGGAAAAGGAAGAAGTGATGGCAAGCTTCGACACGATCGACGACTACAACGACTGGCAGAAGCTGAAGGACAAGCGCAAGCGTGATCGCGTCGAGCGCAAGCGTCCCGTGCTGGAAGAGGCAGCACAGGCTGCTGTCCATTCATCGCGACTGACCGGCGACAAGATGTGGGACGTGTTCCTCCAGCAAGTCCAGGCGAAGATCGACGCAACGCAGCAGATGATCGACGTGGTGACCGTGGACTTCTTCACCGCCACCACCATGACCTCGAACGAGCTGCGTGAGTGCCGAGAGGCTGGCATCAAGCTACGCGCCAGGGTCCTCTCGCTCACGGAAGTCATCCAGATGCCCTACGAAATTCTGAACGCAGGGGAGGATGCGCGTGGCCAGCTTGGCAGTCTTGATCACGACGCCGAAGACGCGGCTAGTTGAACTCCGGTGTGCCTGTGGGCGGTACCGCGGAGAGTTCGGGGTTCCGAGCTATTTCCGAACCGACCCATGCCCCAGGTGCAAGTCTGTGACGGTCGTTGTGGACGACCTGGTGACCCACGAACGGAAGGCTGGGGGTTGACGGTGGGTTGCCCCCTGAGGTAAGAGCTGTTCTCAGTTGCCATTGCCCCGTGCAGGGAAAGGGCCGAGATCCAGAGAGGTCTCGGCTCTTTTTTGTTTCTGGGGCTCAAGATCGGTGGAGGTGGAGACGGGATGCCGGACGAACAGGGTAGATACTCGGCCGCGGAAGTAGAAGAGAAGGTCGCGAAGGCCAACTCGGAAGCAGCGGCTGCCAACGCGCGACTCGAACTCCTCGAGGAGGAGCGCGCGGAGCGTCGGGAAGCGGCCATGAAACCGGCGAAGGAGTCTGCCAACCCAGCCCCTTCCAATGAGCCCCGAGACTTCTCAGTCGCAGAGCTGGAGGCTGCCGTCGAATCCGGCGAGATCACCGCCGAGACGATGCAGCAGCAGTTGGACCTCCAGGCGCGCCGCGCCATCAAGCGTGAAGTACTGGCCGAGGTCAAGCAGATGACCGCTGCCGAGAGGTCCGCCGAGAAGGTCAAGCTGGGCATCGACGAGTTCAAGGGTGCGTTCCCGGAACTGAAGGACAAGAAGTCGAAGCTCCGCGCTCGTGTCATCAGTGAGGTCGAGCGTCTGAGCGAAGACCTGGGCCTCCCGATCGACGAGAAGACCGAGCTGATTGCGATGCGCACGATCTGTGGTGACCCCAAGGTGCTGAAGCGCGAAGTCACCCGCACCGCCATCCGCACCGAAGAGGGTGTTGGCGGTGGTCAGGACATGGGAGATGAGGAAAGCGCTGGCGGAGCGCCTGCTGCTCTCGATTCAGATCGTCGCGCCTACTACAACCACCTGATCGGTCAGGGCATGTACAAGGGCTGGGATGATCCCGACCTCAAGGCGGAGATCAAGATCCTCGGCACCCGTGGAGCGCGAGCGTGAGCGCCGCATCCCCGAAGCTGTACCTGCCTGGCCACATGGCTGGCGTCGCAAAGAGTCGCGGCCACCAGGTGCGCCCGCAGCTTCAGCTCCGCGAGAGTCCCGGCCGCAAGGTGGGTGCAACCGAGGGTGGGTGGATCTCCGACCTTGTCGAGACCTGCAAGGCGATCGTGCTCTGCTGGGCTTGCAAGCCCAAGTTCGATCACAAGGTCAACCACTACTACAAAGATGAGAAGTTTCCCTACTGCCAGGGCGTGTGCGACGGCTGTCGCAAGTACGCGGTGCAGGGGCAGCTCTACGTTCACGAATCGTTTCTCACTGGACCGGGTGGCAAGACCACATCCGGCCAGACTTGGACCCCTCGGTAGGGGTAGGAGCAAGACCAATGGAATGTCTCGGCACGATTTCAGGCGGAGCCCCGCTCGTCAAGAAGTACATCGCGAGCGCGACCATGAGCACGGCGGGTGTCCCCGTAGACGCTTCACTGATCGCAACGACCAGCATCGGCGAAGTGACGGCAACATCCGCTTCCGCCGCAGTTGCGCAGGGCGGCCAGGTCGGCGTGACGCTCGACACCACCGGCACGGTGGGTGCAACGGGGACGACCCAGGCTGACATCCTCGTCTCCGTCATCATCAACCCGGATGCAATCTACCGGGCGAAGATGTCGGGTGGAACCACCTCCGACACAGCGCTCAACGCGCAGGCGACCACGGCCGCTTCGGACGGTACGGTGCTGACTGGTGTCACCACGATCGACGACTGCATCGTGTGGGGATACACCGGAAGCAATCTCGGCATCCACCGGCGCGCGGACGACACGAGTGGCAGCGTCTCGATCAACTTCCCGGATGCTGTCGCATCAGGCGACACCTACATCGCCGCATGTCTCTCGCGAGCCCACGCCGTCGTGACCACGTTCCTCTCGCCCGACCTGACGACCACTCTCGACCAGGTCGATGCGCTCAACAGCGCGAGTGACCGCAACAACTTCATCTGCGTCGATCTCGAAACTCGAGACGCGTCCGAGGATGGAACGACCAACTCGTTCTACCACCTCGTGCAGGTCAACAGCATGTTCGGATGCGCTGCCAACAACTAGCAGTAGCGATCACAGAAGGAGCATCCAATGCCCGTTCCGCACATTTCAACGAACTTCGGCGACCTGCTGGATCCGCGTTTCCAGCGGATCTACTTCAACCAGTACGACCAGCTACCCGACATGCTGCCGAAGTTTTTCGAGTTCCCGCCGACCAACGGCCGGAACACGATGACCTGGTCGGAGGTCGGAACGATCAACGACTGGACGCAGTTCAGCGGTACGGTCGGGTACCAGGCGCAGAGCCTGGGCTACGACACGACCTCCACTCCGCTGGAGTGGGTGAACGGCATCCAGGTCGAGAGGAAGCTGTTCGACGACGACCAGTACAACATCATGAACCAGCGCCCTCAAGCGTTGGCCACGTCGGCGAGCCGCACTCGACAGAAGCATGGTGCTCGGATCCTGAACAACTCGTTCGCGATCGACAACTTCTTCTACAACAACACCGAAGGCGTGGCGCTGTGTTCCAACTCGCACACGACCACCTCTGGTGCCTCGACGGCGTCCGGGTTCGATAACCTCTCCACCAGCGCGCTGAGCGCGGTGGCCGTGGCTGCGGCGCGCATCCAGATGGTCGGCTACCGGGGAGATGTCGGTGAACGCATCTCGGTGATGCCGGACACGATCGCGATTCCGAACAACCTCTACGAGGTGGCGTTCGAGATCGTGGAGAGCCGCGGCAAGCTCGACGTTGCGAACAACAACCGCAACGCACACGAAGGTCAGTACGAGATCGTCGAGTGGAACTACCTGACCGACACGGCCAACTGGTGGATGATCGATTCGTCGATGATGAAGCAGAACTTCCACTGGGTGGACCGTGTCTCCCAGGAGTTCGCCATGGTCGAGGACTTCGACAAGCTGGTCGCCAAGTGGCGCGGCTACATGCGATACAGCAACGCCTGGACCGACTGGCGGCACATCCTCGGCGCGAACGTCGGCTAGTCCGACAGGGAGCAGTGGAGATGGCAGCGAAGAAGAAGGCAGCGAAGAAGAAGACTCCCCTGATGCAGTACGGGGAAGATCGAAAAAAGATGGCGCTGGATCGCCTGAAGAAGCGCCAGGGATCGAAGCCGAGCGACAGAACCAGCAAGGAAAAAGCTGCGTACCTGAAGAAGCGCCAGGGCTCGTTGCCGAGCGGGAGGACGAAGAAGCGATGAAGAAGAAGTCTCCTCCCAAGAAGTCCGGCAAGGGGCCTTTCGAGCTGAAGGGCCAGTCCAAGATGGCGAAGGGTCCTTCCAGCAAGAAGAAGGGCCGCGCCAAGAAGCGCTAGGGAGTCCCCATGGCAGAAGGCAAGGGCTACGAGAATCCCACGAAGGATCCGATGGGGAAGGGCGGCGGTGCGCCGACCGGCGCTCGCGGACCCACTCCGACGCTACCCGCCGACAGCACCGCCAAGTGGCCTGGCCTTCCCGGAAAGACGGGGCCGGATCGCAGCAACGGCACGAAGAAGACCGGCGGGTTCTACGGATCGAAGTTCAACCACTTCAAGTCGGAAGGC